CTCGCCTGGTCCCATTCTTTCACGCCGGAATTGCCGAGTGCTTTCTTCCCCGAGGGCGAGTTAATCCAGTACAATTGCGCGAGAGACTTAGCGGGCATCACGCCTCTTTTCTGAGCGGAAACGCTGATGGATCGAGACCGTAAGGCGTGCCGTCCTGCCCCACGTGCAGCCCAATCACCCCGCCATGCGCCACGATGCGGAATCCCGCGTCAAGTACCTTGCGGCAGAAGTACAAATCCTCAGTTCCACTGCGGTGCATGATCGGTACCACCTTATTGCCCATCTTGATTGATTCGCCGACCGGTGCCTCATTGGGCTCGTAAAACCACGGCTTCTCAAGGTGCTGAAATACTTCCGTCTTGATTAGCATGGCACCAGTGCCCAAGCCTTCGCAATCGAATACCTCGCCATGCTTCCAGTGCCAAAACGCGCCGTCACCCATGCGCTTGAACACCAGCGGCATGGACGGGTACTCTTTGGTCCCGTAGATCCCGGCCGCGACCATGATCTTGGGGTCTTTCTCGATCTCGTACGTCAACTGCTTCAGCGTGGTATTGGGGCAAACCGTGTCATCGTCCACCATGAACAGGTAGCGCGCTCCGGCGGCAATGGCCTGCTCGGCCAGATACTCGCGGTTTGCTGCCCTGTCGGTGGAGATTTGAATCTGGATGGTTACGAAAGACCCCACCGGCGCGTTGGCCGCGAGTCCTTGCAGTGAAAGCGCCCAGCGTATGTCGACGCAGCGCCCGCTCGAGGGAATGCCGATATACAATCCTGGTACTGTGCTCATTTGCCTCTCCGCGCTGCTTTACGCAGCGGTCCTGTCGTTGAGGGTTGATACTCCGTATCTCCTGCATCTGCCTTCCGCTTTTCTCTCAACATAATGGCGATGGCCTGTCGTTGGGATTTGACAGGCTTGCCGGTGCCCCCTGATTTGAGAACACCGGCCTTCCATTTGCGGAGCACCTGATCGTAGGGCATTTATTTGCTTTCGATGGTATAGCTCAGGCTGACCTTCAGCGTCCCGGTTCCGGTGGCGAATGCGCCCGTCGCATTGCTCATCGCGATCGGCTGGTTGTCGTAAAGCGCCTCAGTGGTAGACGCGAGATTCGCGCCCGCCAACTGAATCACCTGCACGGTTGTCTGGGAGGTCAGGAAGCTGGCCGCGATGGTGCCGGAAAGCCCCTGCGTCAGAGTGGTGGTCGACCCGTAGCCGATGGTGATTGCGCCGCCGGAGGTATACGCCGTCCCTGTGCACTCATTGACCAACGTGGCCTTGAGGATATTGTAGAAATAGCCCAGGCCGGGTGCGGGAAGAACCTGGACTGCGGTGGTGCTCAAGTTGAGAATCTGCGTATTGCTCAGCACCACATAGCTCTTGAGCGGGCCGCCGCCGACGCGGTTGTCCAACAGTTCCACGCCGGCGGGCAACGTAATCGCGGCAAGCATCGCAGCCGTGCCGCCCTGCACAACCCACTCGTTGTCCACAATGACCGTGCCGCCGCCCTTGAGCAAAGCGTAGTTCAACGCCTCCTGCAAGCCCACGGTGCCGGACGCGATGCGGTCACCTGCATAGTGAGCGTAGGTGCCGCTGAATGTGACGGTCGCAGTCGGGCCGTAGATGTTCGACTGAACATAGGTCGATACCGCCGAAGGAGTTGCCGTGTCCACCCCAGAGGCATTGGCGACGGTGATGGGCGCAGTGGTTGCCAGCACGGAAACAATGGTTCCGTCAGAAAGCGTGATATTACCACCATAGACTGTGAGGGTCTGCGATCCGGTGACGCCTGGACCCGATGCGACGATGAGCGCCGGAGGTCCATCGACCCCATAGCCGCCGTAATTGAAATCCGTTGCGCGATACTGTCCTGCAAAACGAGTGCGATTTGCCATAGCTTCCCCCTTATGGAAGGTTGTTCATTCGTGGTTGCGGTTAGTACAGGCCGCCTAATCCAGCGCCTGCGTGTTCCGGCTCGGCCTCGTCACCGTCCGGCTCCTCATGATCTTCGCCACCCATAGCCTCGGAAAGGTGCTCATGCACGCCTTCCTCGCTGTCATGCTCACGGTGTTCAGGCTCCTCGCCAGACTTGACCGAGTGCGACGTGTGCATCACTCCATCGTGGTGGGCGTGGAAGTGCGAATGACCCTCCTCGCCATGAATATTCGACAGGTGCGCGTGCATGTGGCCGATGGACTCGTGCTGAACCTCGCCATGTTCAGGATCGACGGTGTGAAATGTACCATCGCCGTGGTCGTGGACTTGCGTATGGTCGCCGTCCTCGTGCTCCTCTGACTTGCCGCCAGGCTCGTACTTCTTGCCGGCCTGCTCAGAGTGCATGTTGGCTGATTCGTGGTTGTGGCGATACTGTCCGGTTGCATCAAGCGGCATCGTCTGCCTTCCTTTCGACAACTGTTGGGGCATTACGAACGATTGGATTAGAGGAAATTGCAATCCATGTTGATCCTGTCATCTGAATAACTCCATGAGGAATTACTGAGTTAAGTTCAACTCTGGCCCCCAAAAGAGACGCCTCAAAAACTCCAGTTCCCTTAGATAATTCACTCATCCTGCCGTCTCCAAAGCCCTTGTATTGTTCGCCCGCACCTGTGCGCTGTGCGTGGCTGGCGTCTGCGATGCTGCTTCCGCCTGCGCCCTGCGCCGCGCAATTGGCACATAACGCAGGCTTGCGGATTTCTCTTGAATCTTATCACCATCGAATGTGGGGGATTTTGCGGCCTTGATGCGGCTGGCCTCCGTGAGCACGTCGCTGATTTTGATTACTCCGTCAGCCGTTTCTGAGGCATCAGCGGCGACGCAGGCCAGATTGTGCAGAACAACGCCTACTCTGTCGGCAATCTGGCGCGATTCATACCGAATCAGCCATCCGACGCCCAAGAATCCGCCGAGCATGATTATTGCGAAGATTGCCGTCGCCATCTGACTGGATTCCTCCCGCGCGCTGGATGCGCCTTTTGCCAGTTCTGCTCGAACCTGAGCGCCCGCAAGTGCATCGCGGTGTTATCTGGTGCAGATTCTAGCACCTTTTGCAACTGGACCGCCTTGGGAACCATCGCGGGCTTGCCGAAGATCGCATACAAACCATACCCAGCCCCTTGCAATGGCGAGTCTGTGCCGTCCGTCGTTGACTCGATCTTCTCCGGCTGAATCTCATCCGCCTTCATCACCGGAATGATGCGCCGGAGTTGCGTGCATCTGGCGCTCACCTGCCAGGATGGAACCTCAAGCGCATGGCCCTCTGCATCCTCGCCCAGATGCACTCGCTTGCGCAGTTTCTCGCGCATCAGCGTATCGCGGCCGAGCTTATCCCGCGTCGATTCATGCGGATCGGGGATGCCATATTTCCTAAGCGTCGGAATCATCCTGTTATTCACGCTGTTAGAATTGCCGCCCATGGTAGCCGTATTCTTGGACGCCGCTGCGTCGAACGAGTGCGCAAAGCTCTGGAATGCTGGCATTTCGCCGCCTTCCATTGCCCAATCACAGATCAACTGCGCCAGCGCTTCCGGTTCCTGTTCGCGCCCAAACAATTCATCGTAGGTATAGACCACGCCCTCATCGTCCATGCAGTGCTTGTAATACGCATACGGGTGCGCAAACCCCCAATTCCCGCTGATCCAATGCTTCCACCATGGCTTACGATCCAGCGCGCCATAGGGAAACACATGCTCAGCCTCATCCCACACGCCCCTGAAGTAGCCGCCCGCTGCACCCCAGATTGCAAACTTGAGCGCATCCCTGATCGCCTCGGGGTACGCTTCGAGGTTCTTCAAAAACACAGGATCGTTCGCGTAAACTGGATTATCTAAATAGGTTCCCTCGAAATATGGATAATCCGCTTCGTTGTAGTTGCGCTTCTGGCTGGCATCCATCTCCATACACGGCACATGCTTGACGAACAGATCCTCGACCCACACCGCGCCTATCCCAATCGGGTTGCCTGAACCAAACTTGCGCGTCTGCGAACTGACCGGGCAGCGGTTCCATGCGCTCGTCGCCATCCATTGCTTGAAGGTGAACTCGCACAGTTCGTCGTAGTAGATCGTGCGCCACTGGCCCTGATAATCCCAGGCGTTGTACTCGTACTGCATTGACCCAAACTTGAGTGTTGCGCCATTCATCCACGTTACTTCACTCTTTGTTTCGTTGAACTTGCGATATACGCTCTTGGGAAACAGCTCACGGAAGCGCGTAATCACCGTGGATTCGAGCTTGGGAAACGTGCGGCGCAGAGCCAGATCATGCACCTGCGGGCCATCTTCGTTGCTGAACTCGTGCGCGCCGATGAATTGCTCCATGAGGGCGCAGGTCGTCTTGCCCGGACCCGCTGCGCCGCCGAGGAAGCCGTATGGTGCTGGTGAGCCGTGGAATCGTGCCTGGAAGGGGTAGGGCGCATAGGGACGCATCCCATATTTGCTCATGTCGAGCAGGAAGCGGCCTGGACCAGAGGCGGGGTCGATGGGCATCAGGTGGGTGGAGTGTAAGCGGTGATGAGTCCGTTAATTATCGTCAGACTGCCATTGGCTCCCAGCGTGGTGAGTTTGGCCAGCGCAACTGTCGTGGTTCCCGGCAGACCGCCGATGTCGGCCAGCGTTCCCCATTGCGGGTCAGTTCCGCTTGAAATAAGTAGATCGCCCTCAATTCCAACCGCCAGACGCGCCGCAACGCCAGACGCCTGATAAATCAGATCGCCCTCGGTAGTCATGGGGCTAGTGAATGGCCCCGGCGGTCCCTGAGGCCCGGCAGGGCCTGTGCCATAGCCAGCCATCGGCGCATAACGACTACTCGCCATGGCTACACCTGCAACATGCGCACAGTCAGCGCGCCGCC